GTTTTCTAATTTACCGTCTATGTGAAACACTGTTGTTTGCGTAGAGAAAATACTTTTAAACCCACATATATCACATGTGGGTTTTTTCTTATAGCCCGCAGTTTTCCATGTAGGTGTTCTTACCGACAGCTTGTTTTTCTTTCTACCACACTCATCACACATCTTTCTATAGTGTGTTACTCCTGCACGAATGTAGTTTATAGCGCATGTGTTCTTATTACATGTATTGCATATAGGTCTCATCATCTATTTATCTTAAAACACCTTCGAAGGCACGGTTATTGGGGCTTTTTATGGCATTACTACTAAATATAAACAGATAAGGTAATCCTTACATCAAGTATAACATAAAGGAAATTTAACATGGCACTAGTATCTCCAGGCGTAGAAGTAACAGTTATTGACCAAAGTCAATATTTACCGTCTGCCTCAAGCTCAGTCCCGTTGATTGTTTTGGCTACTGCACAAAGTAAAGCAAATGCAGCCGGTACAGCAATTGCGGCAGCAACAACAAAATCTACAGCTAACAAGTTGTATCAAGTAACAAGTCAGCGTGACTTAGTTACATTATATGGCAACCCGTTCTTCTACAAGACAACTAACGGCACACCTATTCATGGTTATGAATTAAATGAATACGGTCTATTGGCCGCGTACTCGTTATTGGCTTCTACGAATCGTGCTTATATTTTACGTGCAGACATTGATTTAGCTGACTTTGTTGGTTCAATTTCTCGTCCTTCAGGTGAACCAGAAAACAATACATATTGGTTAGATACTACCAATACATCATGGGGAATTTATGAATTCAGTGCAGAGACCGGTGAATTCACTAATAAAATACCTTTTGTATTGAATGATAATACAGATGTTTCTAATGGAAAACCAAAAGATATTATTGGTAACATAGGTGACTACGCAGTTCTTGCATACCCACAAGATTTAACTACATCTTCATATTTCTTTAAAACACGTTTCAATACATGGGCTGCGGTAGGTAGTAGAGAATGGTTACAGGCAATTCCTACTATCACTGGTACAGTTTCTGATCCCACTCTAGTTGCTGGTAATACTTTTACTATCACTATACCTCATGAGGTCAACGATACATCAGGATCTATAATATCTAAAGGAACAATTACAGTTACTGTACCAGTTTCCCCTAACAACACAGCGGCTGGAGTGGCAACTGCTATTAACAATTGTAATGCTCAATATGTTCAGGCTTCTGTAATTTCCGGAAAATTATCAATAGCATATACTGCACCCGCAACAAATGAAGTTAAGAACCCTAGTATTAATATTTCTGGTGGTAGCGACACAGTGTTAGTTGATTTAGGAATTACTGCTAAAACTTATTACCCGCCGGCATTTGCAGTTAATACCAGTGCTAGAATGCCATTATGGACCACGAGTCAACTTCAACCACGCCCTACTGGTTCTGTATGGTTAAAAACTTCTACTGCAGGTAATGGTTTAAATATTAATTTATCAAGATACAATATTACAACGGGATCTTACACTGGCGTAAACGTACTAGCTTACCGCGGCGATGAGTCTGCAACCGCTGGTTTAGATAGCTCAGGTGGAGCCGCAATTCCTAAAGATACTATTTTTGCACAAACACCAGAGTTGTTTGATACATCACAATCAATTGTTTTATGGAAAAGACTAGCCACAGGACCTACAGTAGTAACAGGCATAGTTGCGTCACCTACTATTACTTCAGGTAATCAACTTTATGTGATAATTTCTATACCAGGGGTTGGTCCATCTGGTTGGGATCCACTGACTTCATCTACATATGCTTTTACCAATACTGGTACAACGTTAGATTCATTTATTGTTGATTGGCAAGCGGCACGTATTCCTTATACTACTATCGCAAAAACTTCAGCAAATACAATTCAAATCTCCCATACATTGGGAGGCCAAATTACTATTAATACTAGAAATTCATCTACTGGGGTTGAATCTTCAATCTTAACTGATTTGGGAATTGTTGCTGGTACAACTACTGGTGTCAAGCTAACTGGTTACTGGCCATTTTTTAACAGCAGTGCCAATGCTACTAGCACTAGTGGAGGCGGATCTGCTGCCGAATTCGGTATTACTGCAACAAATTTTGCATACGTAGTTAACGGAGTTCAGACCGGTGGATCCGGATACGCAATAGGTGATGAGGTGACAATATCGGGTGACCAGTTAGCCGGAACTAGCCCGTCCAATGACTTAAAATTAACTGTGACTGCTATTAATAGTGGGGCAATTACTGAGGTCGTAATTAAATCTGGTGTACCAAAAAATTACAAGGTTGCACAACTTTCAAATTGGGTCCCATTAGATTACACTGCTAACGAGGGTGCACCAGTTGTAATGCCAGCAGATGGCAAACATTGGTTCTACAGCACGCCTACTCAAGTTGACATTATGGTTAAAAAGGGTACGCAATGGTTAGGTTACAGAAATGTTGCATTTGATGCATCAGGTCATCCAGCTGGTTCAAACAGTGGTGCTGGACAAACTAACACAACTGGTCCTATCATTTCACCAACAATGCCTAGCGCAACAACAGGCCAAGATGATGGCACGCCTTTAGTATATGGTGACTTGTGGATTGACTCTGGTGATTTAGAAAACTATCCAATGATTTATCGTTGGAAAGAAGTTAGAGGAGTACCACAGTGGGTACTAATTGACAAGACTGACCAAATTAGTGAAGATGGTGTTATATTCGAAGATGCTCGTTGGGCAAGCACTGGCTCAGTAGATCCAGTACAAGACCCCGTACCAACAATCTCTAGTTTACTAACTAGTAATCACTTAGATTTAGATGCACCTAATCCAGCATTGTATCCACAAGGTATGTTGTTATTCAACACACGCCGTTCGGGATACAATGTAAAAAGATTTGTAAAAGAACGCTTTACTGGTAAAGACTTCCCTAACGCAGGCGCATATGATCCTAGTAACACTTCATCTAATCTTAACTTACCTTTAGTAAGTCATGCATGGGTAAGTGCTAGTGGATTGAAGGCAGATGGTTCAGCTTACATGGGTCGTAAAGCACAACGTGCTATGGTGGTGGCAGCATTGAAATCAGCAATTGGTACTAATCAAACAATTCGTGAAGAAGACAATTTCTTTAATTTGATCGCTACTCCTGGTTATCCAGAACTAATGGCTGACATGGTTGCGCTAAACAATGACCGTCATAACACAGGTTATGTTGTAGGTGACACTCCGTTGCGTTTAGCTGACCAAGCTACCGCATTGACAAATTGGGCAACTAATGCCGCATTTGCAACGTCCAGCGGTGAAGATGGTATGGTAACACGTGATAGTTATATGGGTGTATTCTATCCAAGCGGTATTACATCAGATTTATCTGGTTCTCCTGCTGTTGTTCCGGCAAGTCACTTGATGTTACGTGCATTATTACGTAATGATACTATTGCTTATCCTTGGTTAGCTCCAGCTGGTGTACGCCGTGGTAATATTGACAATGCTACAAACATTGGTTACTTAGACTCAGTTACTGGTGAATTCCAAGTAATTAAGAATCGTATGAGCATCCGTGACGTTCTTTATACTAACCAGATCAACCCGATCGCATTCTTCACTGGTGTTGGATTGTTGAACTATGGTAATAAGAATTCACAAGACACACAAAGTGCTATGGATCGTATTAACGTTGCTCGTTTAGTAGCGTATATTCGTGAGCGTTTGCAAGTTGCGGCTCGTCCTTTCATATTCGAACCAAATGATGCATTAACTCGTCAACAAATTGCAGGTGTAGTACAATCATTGTTTATCGACCTAGTCGCTAAACGCGGTTTGTATGATTACTTGGTAGTATGTGACTCTACTAACAATACTCCTTCTCGTATTGATAGAAACGAATTGTGGATTGATATCGCTATTGAGCCTGTTAAGGCTGCGGAATTTATCTACATACCAGTTCGTTTATTGAACACTGGGGCATTGGGCCAAGGCTAAAATATAACCCCCGGAAACGGGGAGTTATTTAAGATAAATAATTATATAGGAGATACAAAATGGCAATAGCCTCACAATCATTGTTCAACATGACAGTCGGAGCAGACAACACACCTAGTTCGCAAGGTTTGTTAATGCCGAAACTACAATATCGTTTCAGAGCATTATTCATTAACTTTGGTACAGGTGGTTCTACACAAGAACTTACTAAACAAGTTATGGACATTCAACGTCCAAGTGTTAGTTTTGACGAAGTAGCATTAGATATTTACAACAGTAAAATTTATTTAGCTGGTAAACATACTTGGGCAGAAACACAAATTAACTTGCGTGATGATGCAGGTGGCAACGTTACTAAATTAGTTGGTCAACAGTTACAGAAACAATTTGACTTTGTTGAACAAGCATCAGCCGCAGCCGGTGGAGATTATAAATTTCAACTTAGCTATGAATTATTAGATGGTGGAAATGGTACATTGGTCCCTAATGTTTTAGAAACATGGGAATTATATGGATGTTTCATTAAGTCAGCTAACTATAACAACCTGGACTATAAGAGCAACGAACCTGTAACAATTCAGTTGTCAGTTCGCTTTGATAACGCAGTTCAGTCTCCACTAACTAGTGGTCTTGGTACTTCTGTTGGTCGTGCGTTTGGATCTACTTCGGTTACTGGTATCGGCTAATCAAAATGGCTGACGTTATCAAGTCTTTATTGACTGATGTAGCTAAAGGATTCTTCGGAAATGATTACTTGCGTGACTACACTCACGCAAGTAAAACCTTTAGGCCTAATAATTATGCTTATGCTCCCAAGTTTAAGCATTTATTCCATGTGTACTTTGATATAAACACTGACCAGATACCTGCATCAAAATCTTGGCCAACATTAGCGGAAGATAAAAACTTTGGTTTAGCAGTTAAATCAGTTAAATTACCTAGCTATAGTTTCGACCTTCATACAATGAATCAATACAATCGTAAACGTATTGTACAAACTAAAATCAAATATGATCCTATATCAATTGCATTTCACGATGATAACAAAGATTTGATAAGAAAACTTTGGCACACTTATTATACATATTATTATAAAGATGCCGCAACACCTGATATGAGTCCGGGTATTACTAGTGGCAGAGACATATATGATCCGGTTACAACAACCGGGCACGATTGGGGCTATATAGGTGAAGGTACATCGCCGGCAACGGGAAATAATATTGGTTCGTCTAAGCCATCGTTCTTTAGAACCATCAATGTATATGGCTTTAACCAACACAACTTTTCATTGTATACATATGTAAACCCTATCATCGAAAATTTTAGTCACGATACTTATAATTATGCTGAAAACGGTACTATGGAAAACACTATGAGTATTCAGTATGAAACTGTTAAGTATTATTCAGGTGCTATTAACGGCAGAAGTCCGGGAGAAATCGTTAAACAATTTGGCGATGTTGCTCACTACGATAGAACATTAAGTCCTATTGCTATGCCAGGAACAAACGCTTCTATATTAGGACCAAATGGATTATTAGATACTGCATCGGGCATCATTGATGACCTAACACCGGATGAAAATGGTAACATTAATATTCTAGGTGCTATAAGGTCCGGTGGCAGTTTATTAAATACCTTTAAGAACCCCAAAAGTTTATTAAACGCTGCCAAATCAGATGCACTTGGATTAGCCGCAGATACTATTAGAGGAACACCTAATAGAAATACGTTGTTTAATTTTCCGGCAGCATCTTCCTCAGTTGTTACGCAAACTAATAATGCATTAGGAACACTGTTCAGGGGTGTTGCAACAAAGCCTCAAGTACCACCTGGCCCTTAATAAATACAGTAGAGGTATTTATATGGCACGAATAATCGACGGACCCCAAACACAATTAGACAACACGGTAAGAGTTTTTGATAGTTTTTACAACTACGAAGATTCTATTAGTGCGGATATATATGATATCGTTAATTCGTATTTTAAATCAGTTTGTGCTACTACTAACACAGCAAACAACTTTACAACAATGCTGTTTAGAATTGTCAGCATTACCGGTCAAGATGCAATGACTCTATTAGCTAACATTCAAGGAAATACTAAACTTGAAACTACAGCACTAATGGCATACTATTTAAACAGTTTAAAAAGTAAAACGACACTATAC